GCGATCCCTCAACTCTTACGATACACGATACCCGCAAGCAATCGTCTCTCAGAATTATGGGAGAGATATCGAGTGTGGTCTGGATTTTGAAGAGAGGGTTCGACACAAATTCAAGAAGAACAAGACCAAGCTCCCCACCTTCTACAAGATTCAAGGGAACCACGAGTACCGGATTGATAAAGCAATTCAAATGGACCCTCGACTTGAGGGGGAGAAGTATGGAGTGTCTACTAAACACCTTCAGGAGGATTACTTCTTCAATGAGTACCACCCCTACCAGTACGGCGCTCCCCCTATTGTTGAGTACGATGGTATCCTGTACTCCCATTTTATTGGGTCGGGTAATTACGGCACTGCAATGTCCGGGGAACACCACGCCTACAATCTGCTGAAGAAGAAGATGAAGTCTACTATTGTGGGCCATAGCCACAAACGTAACATCTACTTCCGTGATGATGCTAAGGCTATCGGTCTTGTGGCAGGTTGCTTTAAGGGTGGTAAAGAATCGTGGGCTGGTCAGGCAAATGATGATTGGGCTTCAGGTGTTTGGGTAATGAGGTGTGTAGAGTCAGGTATGTTTGATCCACAATGGGTAAGTCTAGAAGCTTTGAGTAAAGCTTATGATGACCCTAAAAATAGTTCAAGGTATTGGTGAGTAAGTGTCAGGTCAATACTTAGGGAAAATTAGTCATGGCTGATATTTGGGTTATCTCAGACACACACTTTTCACACAAGAACATCTTGACCTTCACTGACAAGCACAGTGGCAAGCCGGTTCGTCCCTTCCACTCTCTTGAAGAGATGAATGAGATTATGATTGATAATTGGAACAAGGTCGTCAAGCCCGGTGACAAAGTGTATCATCTTGGCGATGTGTTCTTTGGACCCAAGGATGAGTTCCAGAAGATGTGGCCTCGTCTATGCGGTAGGAAACGTCTGGTTGTGGGTAATCACGACGATGTGAAGTTCATGGCGTCTGGTGCTTTCTTTGACAAGATCATACTGTGGAGAAAGTTCGAGCATCTCCTGTTTACCCATGTTCCAACTCACCCCTCTGTACTTGGTGAGAGCCGGTTTGGTGGTAAACAGATGATCAATGTTCATGGTCATATCCACCAGAACAAATCACCTGATGGACCATACCACTGTTGCTGCGTAGAACACACGGGCTACAAGCCAGTCCCACTTGATGATCTGATGAAGCTAGGAGAACGAAATTGATTCAAGGTCCAGAGTATATCTATCTTGAAAACCCCGGAGCAGCTTCCTCTTCTATCAGCAAGGTGTTGATGGAGGAGGCTCTGGGGTTTCGTATCACCCCGCAGTACGATGCTCTGTCTGAGAAGCCAGAGAAATATACTGTGTTTACTTCAGTCCGAAATCCCTTGACAAGATGGGGCTTTTTATGGTATGCCTTAGACAAATGGCAAACACCATTTGTTGAATGGTTTGAGTGGCTGAAGAACAGGAACTCACCAGAACTTGAGTGGCTATTCAGACCCCAGACTTACTACACTGAGAAGGCCGACAAGGTAATCTACTTCGAGGATATCTATCGTGGGTTCAAAAGAACAACGTTCGACTTGGGTTATAACATCAACCTTCCCAGAATTGAGAGGGTGGGTTTGGGATTTCTTCCAATCGACGCAGAACAACTTATTCTTGAGACCTACCGAGAAGACTTTGAAACCTTGGGCTATAACGGATATGAATGGGTGCCGGAACAAGTCAAAAGAAAACCGGGTAGACCCCCCAAAAACAAACTTGACACTGGAGAATAAAAATGTATAACTTGGGATTTCGTCAATGAGATTCAAGATTGAAGTGGAAGTAGAAATTGACCCAGATGCAAACTTCTGGGAGAGCGATCCTAACTCCGAGTTCGATGTACTACGAGAGTTAGTTGAAGTTGCACTATACGATATAGATGATCTTGAACTGTTGGATATTGAGATTACCAAGGAAAGCACTAGATGATTACCCAAGAAGATATTGAAGCTATGCGAGACGACTTTGGCCCCACACTGCAAGTATCAGAAGACACCCATCGGGATAAGTACCGTGGGTTGAATGAGAGCTTTCCTGAAGCTATGTACAGGATTGCCGGTGCCCTTGCAGACAACAACGAACATCATCGGGAGTTTCTCGATGCACTCTTGCACCAACGGTTCCTACCGGCTGGCCGTATTCAAGCGGCTGTTGGTTCTCCCAAGCGTGTGACTGCCTTCAATTGCTACGTCATGCCGCCCATCGAAGATAGTATGGGGGGTATCCTCAAAGTTCTTGGAGAAGCCGCTGAAACCATGCGTATGGGTGGTGGGGTAGGGTATGATTTCTCTACCCTTCGTCCTCGTGGCGATCTGATCAAGTCTCTGGACTCCAAGTCTTCTGGTCCCATTGAGTTTATGGGTATCTTCGATGCCATGTGCAAGACGATTATGTCTGCTGGTCACAGGCGCGGGGCACAGATGGGTGTCCTTCGTGTCGATCACCCTGACATTGAGGAGTTCATTCGTTCAAAACAGAATACCACCAACCTGAAGAACTTTAATATCTCTGTCGCCGTGACAGATGAGTTTATGAAGGCTGTGATGAACAATGCACCCTTCAACCTCAAATTTGATGGTCGAGTCTACAAGACTGTGGACGCCGCATCCCTTTGGGATGAAATCCTTCGTTCTACTTGGGACTGGGCTGAACCGGGTGTCTTGTTTATTGATGTAATGAACAGGAAAAACAACCTCCACCACATTGAAACCATTGCCGCCACAAATCCGTGCGCCGAGCAAAGCCTTCCGCCCTATGGCGCTTGCCTGTTAGGCAGCTTCAATCTTGTGAAGTATGTTGAAGGAAGTCGAACTGATGGTTTCACTTTCAACTATGAAAAATTTAAACATGATATCCCCCATGTTGTGAGGGCAATTGATAATGTGATTGATAGGACAATTTACCCACTCCCCGAACAAAAGGTCGAGGCTCATAGTAAACGGCGTATGGGCCTTGGTGTCACTGGTCTTGCTAATGCAGGGGAAGCTTTGGGGTATCCCTACGCCAGTGAAGAGTTTATTTTGTGGATGGAGACGGTGTTTACCATCTTGAGGGATACTGCATACATAGCCTCAATCTCCCTTGCTATGGAGAAAGGTCCGTTTCCCCTCTTTGACAAAGACACTTTTGGTGGGTTCTTCTGGGCCACACTGCCTGAGGAAATCACTGATCTGATTAGCGAATATGGTATTCGTAACAGTCACCTGCTTAGCGTTGCTCCTACTGGGACCATATCTTTGTCCGCTGACAACGTGAGTTCTGGTATTGAGCCTGTCTTCTCCCACCCCTCGTTCTCTCGTATGATCAATACTGCTGATGGGTTGAAGAAGGAAATTGTTGAAGACTACGGGTATCGTGTGTTTGGTGTCAAAGGTCGTACTGCTGATAGTCTCAGTGTCAAAGAACATTTGAAGGTCTTGATTACTGCTTCGAAGTATGTAGACTCCGCAGTCTCCAAGACTTGCAATGTTGGGCCTAATGTGACTTGGCAAGAGTTCAAAGATATCTATATGTCTGCTTACATGGGTGGTGCTTCTGGATGCACTACGTTCCGAGCTAATGGAAAGCGGGCAGGTATTTTGGAAGCAACCTACGTTGAAGAGTCCCCCACTGAAGATGGGGCAGCTTGTTATATTGATGCGAATACCGGCAAGAGGACGTGTGAATGAACGTAGAATATATCAATCACTGTGGGTCAGACCTTCAAGTAGTAAATGCAGCAAGGGTTTCTTTCAAGAAGCAGTCTGAGTATAATTGGGACGATAGGGATGCAGATGGTTGGAGAACCCAACTCCCTGACCGGGATGTTAACCTAATCCATTATCTCGCAGAGCATGGCCACAAATCCCCCTTCAACCACAGCTTTATTACCTTGCATGTGAAGGCCCCCATCTTTATCGCTAGACAACTACAGAAGCATGAGTACATGCCTTGGAACGAAGTAAGCAGGAGATACGTTGACGATGAGCCAGAGTTCTACAACCCCCCAGAGTGGAGGAAGCGGGCCTCAGACAAAAAGCAGGGAAGTGGTGTGGTCTTTTCTGAACAGGAAATGGCTGATTGGACAGAGTTCCCAGTTCAGCTTGATTGCCTTAGAGAATACCACCGCCTCCTCGAAAGGGGAGTAGCCCCTGAAATGGCCCGCATGGTTTTGCCTCTCAACACTTATACTGAGTGGTATTGGAGCGGTACACTGTATGCTTGGGCCAAGATGTACAGCCTTCGTTCTTCACCCGATGCACAGAAAGAAGCACAGGAGATAGCTAGCCAAGTAGATGAAATCATTTCCCCCCTGTTTCTCCACAGTTGGAGAGAGTTAATCTTCAACATGAGAAAGATGATATGACAAAGAAGTCAAACGGAAAGAGTACTAGCTACTACAATATCCCTGCTGGCTCAGTTGACCTACAAGACTTGATCGAGTACAAGAACATGAGCTTTTCTCGTGGGAATATCTTCAAGGCAGTTTATCGGCTTGGGGATAAGGAGGGGGTGGACTTGGAGTACGATATCAACAAGATCATCTGGTTTGCAAAAAGACTTAAGAAAGAGTTGAAGAAGAATCTGCACTTGGAGAAATAAGATGGTACGCCGGGGCAACAAGAAGAAACAAGAACCAGAACCCATTCGATCGTGACTGGGAAAC